TATGCCTTTTCTGAATTCTCATAGCCTGATTTTGATGCATCATCGCTGACTTGGCTAAACGTCTGGAAACCGGATGAGTGCTGGGAAGGAATCTAGACGCTTTCCTAGCCGTCTTGGCTTGTTGGTTGTGCTTATACATTCGGTCATAAGCGGTAGCATGAGAGTAAGCGCCGACTGCCGCTGCTGCGCCCAAACCTACCGCAGCGTATTTCAAACCCTTTTTTACTTTGCTTCCTTTTTGGAAATCACGAGATTTGACTTGAAAACTGGCTTTGGCATAGCCTGTCCGTTGACCAATAGAACGTCTCAACGTTTGTGGAACTGTGCCATGCCGTCTGCGTTTCGCAGCGGAAGCCAGTTGCGCTTTCCGTAACGCGGCGCGTCTCGCGGGAGTCAAAGTATAAGTAGCCATTATGAGAATCTCTTTCTGGTTCCTTTAGCGGTCGGCCCGTGTTTGTAAATCGGCAGCCGTTGATACGCTGGCGAATGCCCAAGCGTTTTGGTGACCGCAGAATGCATTCCAGCCCTATGTGCCATCGTATGTGCCCACTTGGCTTTCAGTTTCGGATTCGCAAAGAAATAGCGCATCTGTTTCTTGGACACGAAGCCAAGCGGCATCTTCAAACCGCCCTTGCGTTTCTTGCCTCTGCCACGCTTTGCCATGAGCTACTTCTTACGAGCGGTTTTCTTAAGCGTTCCCCGCGCCGTCTTGGTTGACGATTTCTTACGGCCACCGCCCTTGACGAACGGAGCCGCTTTCTTGCCGCCGAAGTTTTTAATCGCCACCATATCTCCTTGCGAATTGATCATCGAATCTTTAAGCCCGGTGTTATTCGTTTGATTTTGAATCCACTTTTGGTGGGAATGATTCTCGTTGCTGCCACAATTTTACTGAATGACTTCGTGCCGAACTGAGCCATGCGCTTAGTGTAACGCTGGCATTAGCCCAATGAAAGCGTTTGCTTGGGCGTGTTGCCGTTGGTACTTGCGCCGGGAGCGGGAACATTGCCTTGCGGCGGCGGCGTGCCCGTTGCCGTATCGAACGCAGACAAGTTCGATCCCCCTGCCGCACCGGCAGCGAACGGGTCCATCGCCGTCGCAGCAGAAGACGCCTGATCAGTGAGCATGTTGACGATATCGTCATCAGTGAGTGCGTTGCCCTGATCATCGACGGTCGGGTACTTCCAGCCCAGTTCCCTCAACTTCGCAATCGCCATCTTCGTCAAAATCAAATTGCTTGTTTGCAGCAGAAGCGTTTCCTGAATCTCCGCATTTCTATCGACCGGCATCGGATCATCAAAAACGCATACCACCGACATTTGTTCCATTGTGGCGAGATTGCCGAACGTTTCTGATTCGTAAGCGGGTAACCACATCTGCGTGATATCGTGAAACATCTGATCCAGAATTGTAACGTATTCCAATTCTTTTTCAGAGTTCGCTGCGATCAATGGCATCAGTTCCATTTTCATTGCGATACCGGATTGAACCGCAGTCACATCGACGCGACCGATAGCAAGCGCAGGGACTCCTGCCGCTTCTGACAATCCCTTATCACTGATGTAATCCATATGATTCATATACGGACTCATATCCGTTACGCCGCTGACTCGCTGGAAAACTTGATCGGCTCCGACTTCAATGATTTGCATTGGGCCGATATTCCAATCCGTGACCTGTCCGGTATTCGGATCGACCGGAGGCGCAGCGGTTGTCATATACATGCCCAATCCCTGAAAGACAATCGTTGCGTCTTCATCTGTCAGAGATTGATTGACGCCGTACATCAACGTTTCCAGTCCCGCCAACTGGCTGATGCCCCATGATGAATTCTGCGGCGGCGTATTACGCCATTTGTAAACCGGCAACTGCGTAATGCTTGGTGGCAATGGCTCTTCCGGTTGTGGATCAGGTCCACCGCTGATCGGTTCTAACTCACTTTGATCTAAATAGCGATCGTCCCATTTGCCGATTTCCCAATACGTCACTTCGCTGGTGATCACGCCGGTCGGCTGACCGTTGTCGTCAAGTTGCTTTCGGAATGCGGTGCGCTTGCAAACCTGTTTGTTCGAGTCACGCCAATCCGTTATCCGCTCGGCGATATAGTAGCCAATTGTATTCAGTTCGTCGTCTTCAATCGTGAAGACCTGGCGTGGATCGACTTCGGCAATGCATACGCGATCACCGGCTTGCTTGTTGGGATTGCCGTACAACATGAACGCGGAATCACCGCGAACTAATCCCCAACGCTTATTCGATTCAAACAGAGACTTGAATGCTTCGCGTTTAAAGAATGACTTCCACCAGTCATCTAATGCTTGCTGCGTGCCAGCGTCACCTTCGCCCTCAACCAAGTAATCGACATTGATGCCTAAGAATCGATTCGTCGCTTCTACAAGCTTTCGCGCGGACGGCATCAGCAACGGATGAGATTCATCGCCACGAATCGTGATCTTCAATTGCCACGTTGAATTGATATACAGATTCTCGTACAAGTCGTAGCACTGGACGCGCAACTTGTCGTGCGGCTCAACAACGTTATCGTCGCCGGTCTGAATGAAATCTCTGGCGGCGTCATATTGCTTCGGGTTGTACGTCATTGACCGATCCTACCTCTGACTACTTCCAACTGCCGGTACGACGCCCCGTTGTGTGGTGCTTGATTCCCATCGGCTCCGGTGCGCCAACCTTGCTGCCCAACTCACGCAAGAACTTGGCGTGCGACACGCGCGCACCACCCCCGTATTGACTTGCGGCACTGTGGTATTTCCCTGCGAGAAAGCGGCCCAACGCTTCTGGCGTGTGATCGTCTTTCTTCATGGGTAGTTCGTATCGCTTCAAGCTCGTTTCTGCCATCTCTGACTTCTTTTCTGGATAGCGATATTCGCCGAACTCGTAAATCGTTTTCGGGCAACGAGTCGAAATCATCAACCTCGGCCTACGAATATCACGCGGCCTTGGTTCGTCGGAGTCTTCCCGCCACTGTGGAGCGGACGCTTCGTTATCGGTGATTCGATCTTTGAGGGCAAGTCGGATGAGATTGAGTCGATTCTGTAATTCGCCGCCGGTGTTGGGCCTAGCTCTAACACGCTTCCCAGCACGACGGAATATATTTTCCAATGTCTTTGTGTCCCCAGGCAACGCTGGGTCGGGGTAGAACTCAACACAGCTATCGGGTACGAGGCCACGTCTGAGGATTTCATTTGCGAATTCATCTGGTGCCAAGTTCTCTTGATATAGCTCTTCAATAACATTGATCTCGCCCCAAGGTCCGATCTGGATAAGTAGCCAGACGTTAGGATTGCGATAGCCGTAGTCAACAGCAGCGACCGTTTCCCAATTGGGGTAGAACGGAAGTGCTCTAGTGTGAGTTTCCTCATCGAATTCCTTGAAGACTTTCCCAACGAAGTCGGTGAACTCCGCTGCGACTTCCTGTTGAAACGTAGGGATGGTGAGATCGTTTGCCATCTGAGCGATTTGCTCATCGATTATCAACTGCTCCATCTTGATGATTTCAAACGATGTGAATTCAGGATGGTCAGCCATGATCTGAATAAGGCGGTGAACGTCTGCATCTTTAGTCGGCTGTTTGAACACATACGGATTACGCCACGACGGCAACTTGTGCCCTGACCAATTCAGATTGCTTGGTCGAATCGATTTGATGTAAAGCTGATGAAACCAGTTCTTGCCTTCTGGTGTCGAAGTGAACTTGGCCCATCCGTTGAAGTCGGCAAGCGTCGGCATCAGCATTTGAGTCCAGACAATCTCTTTAAGTTTCGCTGCCTCTTCGACATGCACACCGGACAGTCCCTCGCCGACAAGTCTCTCCGGTACTGCGGCTGATTTCGCAGAATAAATGAATGCGCCATCCCACAGCGACACAACCATGTCGCCACCTTCAAGCGAATAATACGATCCAGGCTTGTCAAACGGGATTTCAAGTCGCTTACAAATATCCCAAAAAACGCGAAATGGTTTTTCTGAGTCAGAATAATTAGGCCCGACTGACCAGAATTCACGACGCTTACCTTCTTCTTTAAGCCATGTTGCCATCTGTTTTGTAAGTGCGGCTTCAGGTAAAAGTTCGTGACCAATAGCTCTAGATTTGCCAAGTCGGCGTCCTGCGTCGATAACGAGAAAACGTGCAGGGTCTTCCATGAATTCCAATTGACCCGCGTGAGGATCGAATACCTTACGGGTGGTTCCTGTCTTGTCCTCATACTCTTTGTCCAAGATGCTCCACTTGTTAATCGTGTCGCCTCCCTCCTAGCCGCCGCGTTCATGCTATCATCCAGGCGTGACCACGTTAGCCGACATGTTCGGGGAGCCTCAATGGGCTAAAGACCTTGATGCAAAACTGGACACAATTCTGCTCAATGTTCAAGCCGTTCAACGGCGTGAAGCATCTGAGCAACATCAGTTATCCGTTCTCAACGCAAAGGAAGATTTAATCATGGCCGCAGTACAAATCGAACAAGCTGACCTTGATGCCGTTGCCGCTGCGGTTGAAGCCGTTGCGACTGCCGTGTCAGGTTTGACTGAGCCACTTCCTGCCGCCGACGAATCCGCTTTGAATCAGGCTGTTTCCGATCTGCAAACCGCTCTGGCAAACGCTCAAGGTGGCACAACGCCAACTGGCTAATCGTTTCGAAACGAAAAGACCCGCTGTGAGACGTGGAACACAGCGGGTCTTCTCTATCCGAATAGGCGAGTGCGATTTGGGCAACCCCGGACAAAAGCTGCTTTGGTTCGCGCCACATCGGAAGTCATATTCAATTTTAAACTGTTTCGGACAAACCCGTCGCAGGATTGAAATCGCCACCAGTAACTTGCGTAGCACCCGGCACGACAGTGCCGAACACGGTGTCAGCACCGCTTGGACGGGGCTTACTGGGCATCTGGACGGCCTCAGTGCGTGGCCGCTGGTCAGCAGCCGCAGCCATCGCTGCAACATGGTCACCATAATCGGTAATAATGGGAATGGGCCTTGTCGCAACATTACGGCCATCGTACATTTTATGCATATTAGGCGTAACCGATCCAGGCTGAACGCCTCTTGTCAGAGCCATAATAGATACCTTTCTATATAACCGTTTTACGAATGTTTGCAAGCTTTGCTTCAGTTAGCTCTTCCGGTTCAATCAAGTATGCTGTGAACGTGCCGTCTTTCCTTTTGGCCCATCTAATGAACCACGGAGCGTTGTCAACGCAGGCCACTCCTGCTGCACGCGCGGCGAAACGTCGAGACTTGGCTTTTTTGATCCTATCTCTGGCGTCTTTATCGGATTGCTCTGAATCCTGCCCGCCACTGTCAACCTCTTGCACTGTTTCTGTGTCATCTTGGATACCAACCACTTCAGCATCAATAATATTGTGAGATCGATAAGTTTCTCGTGAACTCGTTTCGATAGCATTTCCAAAAATCGCTTCATAGGGCTTGTCCGCATTTCCCAACACCAAGACTTCTGGCGTCTTTCCGATCACTCGTTCAGCTAACCATTGCGCCGCTTTGATTCTATCGCCTGGTTCAACGAAATCTGAGTTCGCCAAGTCAAACATGATTTCGACCGCGCGAGGCGCTTTAGAACGAAGGTAATCGTTAATCCTTCGCCCCAACTCACGACTGAATTTTGTCCGAAACTTTTCAGCCAATCGATTGATGCTGACTTGTGTTCCATCATCGTTGAGAACATACGATCCAAAAATCTCATCGTTGGAAAGTTCTTGAATTTCTATATAACCTTGAACATATTTTCCAACACGATCTAGATCGCGTGCGCTGACAACCCTTCGCTCTGCATACTTCGCTCGTCCTTTTGCATTCCAACATTCCTTACAGATGTGGAATAATCTATCGCGATTCGATGGGTGAGGATGGAATTCGCTTCGGTTTTTAACTACCTGACATTCTTTGCACAGCTTGCCATCAGCGTCGTCAAACTCAACCACGCCATCATCAGCAACGATGTTTTGAGTAATCGTCATTCTATTCCTGCCGGTTCACGCCGTAACGGTAGAACGGTCTTGGGATCGCTCCGCGAGGCCGATTGACCTCTTCTTGAACTAAAGCCGGTGCGGGTCCGAAAGCATCGGGGTTTCCCAAAGCGAAGTACATGTCTGGATATAAATTTTCTTGGGGATTGGTCGCATCCAACCGAAGCGAAGCTCTGTACTCGTTGAGCATGTCGTGTGAGTCTTCACCAACGGCCCACGGCAAAACTCGTTGCGATTGAAAGTCCGAACGAAGATCACAAGCTAGTCCCTGGCCGTAGCTGTACTCACTGCCTGGCTGCGTACCCGGCTGCAAGATGCCCATGCCGCCTATCCTACCCGACCCCGCCACGGGTGTCTCCGTGACACGCATCAGTGACGCACGCACGGGCGCTTTCATCAGCATGGTTCTACTACACTTTTTTTCAAGAGTGTAGTGGCCCTTGACCTGCACAAATAGGCTGTTTTCCCAAGAACTACACTCTTCCACATTTTCATCTCCTATTAGAAAAACGTAGTACGTTATGTCAAGTAAATCATCTCTCGCGTGTATATAGTTCTAAATAAGTGTAGTAAGTGTAGTAAGTGTAGTAAAATATCCTCTGACCTGGGGTTTTATCTACTACACTTACCACTACACTTTCTACACACAATGGTCAGTACAAACCATGATCGGCGTGCCACGGATCATATAGACATCATCGATGCTGACACCCATCGTCACTCTTACCGGCTGATCAATCATTTCAGAAAGCTCTTGTTTCATTATTTGCAAACAAGGTTCACAACATTCAACTACTGCGTACTTGTGTTTACCATCATCGTCCATGTCATAGAAAGCAATATTCCAATCGATAGTGGCTTCAGCTTTTTTACATTTACGACACTTCACGTCTTATCCTTATCGTTACTTGTAAACCCATACCAACCTGATTGCTGGCGCTTTGGATGCTGTTGAGTCTTCAATTTTATTCCAAGCCAATATCGTCCAGGTGGTTTTCCTTTCGGTGTCACAGGATAATCTGGTTTCTTGAGTCCTAGCGCACGCAATCGTGTGGTAAAAGTGTGTGTTGATGGAATATCTTTATCTTTGTAATCATTGACATACATCCAAGAATTAAAGAATTGTTTTAATTCTTGATTCTCTATCGATCCTTTTGCATCTTCTTCTAAGCACTCGTCAATAAACGTTGAATAAACGTCGATCTGTCGCATATACTTGTTGATCCATTTTTTTGTTAGCTCATTACGTATGAGGCCACCGTTGGCTATATACATCTTATAACCTTCGATCTGCCATAACAGAACTGATTCAAGAGCTATTTGTTCTATAATCTCTCCGTATTCACCGCGCTCGTCTTCGTGAGAGATCGTCTCATTGAATTCAATTGGGTACAGTCTTCGTTCAATTGCTAAGTCTGGATCAGAAAACTTTGGCATCAAGTTAGTTGGAATCCAAGGAGTGAAGTGGACTTCATTAACTTTTACTTCATCTATCCCTTTGCGCTGTACCTCAACTTCATCAACATTGCCAGTTATTTCTTTAAACGCTGCTGTGGAAATTGTTGAATTATTATCAAACTCATTACAAACCACAATACGCTTTTTAGCATTTCTAAGCATAGTTGGTTTGAACTGTGAACTTTGAAACATTTGTTTTGAGATAGCGCCACCATAGTCTCCAACGGCTTTATAGCAAGCACGAGAGAACGTTGATTTGCCACTACTGGTTTGACCAAGTGGCAGCATGAGCGCACGACGAGGGTTGCCACCAAGAAGTGAATAGCCCATGCCTACTTGAACGATCTCGCGCACTTCTGGATCGGGAAGAAACCTATCTAAAAATTCCTTCCAAAGCTTAGCACCAAACGGATTTGGAGTCTCATTATATTCAATACCAGCATTCATCGTGATCATGTCATCAATCTTCTGTTCACGAAGAACTACACCATCGTCTTTAAGTTCTAACACTCCGTTACTGACAGCCAAAAGTCTTCGATTGAAATCTAGATCATCTGAACTGATTGGTAATAGCTTTGCACATCGTTTGATCGCTTGTTCTGCACGATAGTTGTCACCATTACGTAAGATGAACTTTGCCCACTCATCATGTAACTTGATGGATCGCCACCAGTCACTTCCGACCAGAGCACCAGTCCCAGCACGATTCATG